TTATTTAGGTGACCTAAATAAAACGTGGCTCTCCGTGGAAAATATAAAATAATGAAACCAGAGAAATATCTGGGCAACTACAGAAATGTGGTATATAGATCTAGATGGGAGCGAGAGACATTTAAATTTCTCGAAAGGAATGATAATGTCGCATTTTGGGCAAGTGAAGAAATCAAGATCCCTTATTATGATATGAATGGGAAAAAGCACAGATACTTCCCGGACGTCTATTTTGAGTTAAAGGATGGGACAAAATGGTTAATAGAAATCAAACCTGCCTCGCAAACGAAACCTCCGACGAACGCTAAGCATAAAAGATTCTTCAAGGAACAATGGAGGTGGAAAATCAACGAAGCAAAGTGGACAGCAGCGAAAGACTTCTGTGATCGTGCAGGAATAAACTGGCGAATCTGGACAGAGAAAGACTTAAATAAAACACTCGGACTTAAAATCTAATGGCATCAAACAGCAAACGACAAGACCTAAAAGAAACATTACTAGATAAATTCAAGACTGCTCTTAGAACAGGAACTGCGCAAAATCTAAGCACTAAGGCATCAAACTGGTTTAGAGCTAAGATACAAAAGGGTAAACAACTCGCCAAGCAAACATACAATCGTTCCAAAGCAGGAATGGAAGGTGGTTTAAAGGGTATTAAACCCATAGATATGTTTAGGCGAGGTGGTTATGATAGAAGAAAGTTTACGGGAAAGAAGGTTGTTTATGGTAAGATGTTCTTTTTTGAGTACGACGCAAAGTACAAGGCGACGTTGCCTTATTGGGATAGATTTCCATTAACAATCTTTTTTGATTTTTCCCCCCCTCATATTATTGGTCTCAATCTACATTATTTGTCACCATATATGAGAGCAGGATTAATGGATAAACTAAACAAATTCAGAAACAAAAAAGAGTCAGATTCTGGCACCTTCCTGAGACTAAACTGGAAACAGATAGCGAGAATCCCTGAGGTCAAACCTGCTGTCAAGAAATATTTGATAAACAGGGTAAAAATGGCAGTACAGGTTCCTGCTGATGAATGGGATATAGCAATCTTTATGCCAGTAGCAAGATTCCAGAAGGCATCTGAAGCAGAAGTATATAAAGATTCTAAACAAATGGTAGCGAAAAGGTAGTATGGCAACTTACGATATAGACGGATTTGTATCCCACATGGGATCAAGAGGGGGACCTGCTCGCTCGAATGATTTTGTTGTGTATGTAGCATGCGAGGGTGTAGTGAATAATCAAAAAAATGGATTATCTACTATGTCAAAAATTACTGCTGCCGATTTAGCAATGCAGGTACAGTCTGTAGATATGCCCACAAAAGCATTACTGACAAAGGAAATATTCACTCAAAATATTCCAAATGCAATAGGGTATAACTTACAATATTCCGACCTTACTATCAATTTTTTATTAGACAGTTATACAAATGGAATGACGATATGGTCGTTCTATAACGCATGGGTAAACATGATTGTGAATCCAGTAACGTCATACGTAGGGTACAAAAAGGATTACAGTTGCCCGATTTATGTATCGACTGTTGCACAATCTACCCCCAAGGTAAAAACCCCAAGGAGTCCGGACAGCTCGTTCGGATATCCAGAAAATCTTCAGTATAAACCAATCGCAATAAAATTTACTGATGCCTTTCCAAAGTCAATCGGAAACGTAACATTAGATTATAGTTCTGGCGACGCAGTAAAATTTCCTGTAACCTTTTCCATCAAACAATTTGAAGATGTCAAGTTTGATAAGCAAATGTTACCAAGAGGTGTCAACGCAGGAGTACAAGGATCATCAAATTAATTATGAAAGGATTTGAATGGCATTACCACAATTATCAGTAAAAAACTTTGAGGTACGACAACCCTCAACAGGTGAGAAAATCACTCTGAGACCTTTTTTGGTGTCAGAAGAGAAAATATTATTACAGGCATCGGAGCAACCTGACTCAATGGTCGATGCTATGACGCAGGTCTTGTCGAACTGCATCATTGGTCAAAAGCTGGACATAGATAAGTTGCCTTCTTTTGATATAGAGTTCCTTTTCCTTCAACTTAGATCGGAATCGGTAGGTGCTTCAGTAGAACTTAATCTGGAACACAAAGAAGGGTGTGAACGAACTCTAGTAAATGTAAACCTGAGGGAAATCAAAGTTCAGGTCAAAGAAGATGTAGTCAACGAGTTTTTATTAGACCAAAAGGTGGGCATCAGAATGAGATATCCTACCCTTGAGATGATGAATTATTTTTCTCAAATAGATGAGGATGAACAAAATAAAGCAGAGATGTCTTTCGAAATGGTGAAGAAATGCATTGAAGCTATCTATACTACTGACGGTGAAGTACATGAAACCAGTAGCGTGTCAGATGAAGAGCTGGATTCCTTTATTAACTCAATGAACTCTGAGCAATTTATTACCATTCAGAAGTTCTTCGAGGAAATGCCAACCTTAAAGCATGTTATTAAGGTGCCTAAGTGTGCAACATGCGGGCAACCATTTGAGCAAGAATTACAAGGAATACAATCTTTTTTTTAATATGCCTCTCTCATGATACTCTGAAGAACCATTATCAGACAACTTTTGCCCTGCATCGGTACCACAAATACAGTATAGAAGATCTATACTCCATGATGCCTTGGGAGAGGCAGATAATAATCCATCAAGTGATGGATGCAATGGAAAAAGAGAAGCAAGCAAACTCAGGATCAAGTGATCTTTTCGGACAGGAATAAATGGCAGAGATGGAAAATAACAATAAGCAAGAGTTATTAAATATTCTTAAAACGAATAAAGAGATGGGTAAATCCTTTACTAAGGGATTTACTGTCCTTAATAAGAATATCATCAACTCGATCAAAGCAAATATATCCGTGGGTAAATCCATAACGGGTGCTGTAATGGCTTTGGCCAAATCATCGGCAGCCATGACCAAGGATATGGCTTCGGGATTCACGGGCATGATCGAAGCTGAGAAGAAAGCATTATCCTACGATAAAACATCTGACACCAAAGAAAGTCTATCCGATAAAGAAGACATCAGAGAGAAAAAGAAGAAAAGTGTGTTTACCGATCTTCCAAAAGGAATGGGACTGTTCGACATGGGGAAGTGGGCGAAGTTTGCAAAGGGCATGCTTCTTAGTTTAGGTTCTATGCTTCTCGGTTTGATAACATCTCTTACTATAGGATTGACAGCATTAATTACTGGTGCTCTTGCGGGAGCTGCTGCTGGATTGTCAGTAGGTTTTATTAAGATGTGGACAAAGATATTCAAATTTATTGGCAAATCATTTACGAAAATGTTTCCAAATATTACTAAGATGCTGAGTGATATTTTTGGTAAGGGAGGAAAGTTTAGTAAATTTTTTGGTGGTATAAAAGCATTCTTTACAGAAAATAAAGCATTTAAATTTATCGGAGACGGATTCGCGAAGTTTGGTAAAGCAATAAAGGATTTTGGCAAAACTGTTATGAAAATGATTGATCCAATAATAAAACTTTTTAAAGGAATAGGAAGTGGAAGTGGATCGCTTGGAAAATTCATGAAATACTTCAAGAAGTTTTTTGGAATCTTCAAAACTTTCTTTGCTAAATTGTTTTTTCCCATTCAAGTCATTATTAGTCTTATAGAAGGATTCATGGAAGCAGGTGATGCAATTGACAAGAGTGAAGGAATGATGGCAACATTCTTTAATGCAATCGTTGGTTTCTTTGGTGGTATTCTTGATGGTCTGATTTTCGGAATGTTGGATCTGGTAAAAGATGGGATTTCTTGGATTGCGGGGTTCTTAGGATTTAAAGATGTTGAAAAATTCCTTGATAGTTTTTCTTTCTCAGATATGTTCAATGAATTCTTAGATGACATCTATAAATGGTTCAATCTATTATTCAGCGATCCATTGGCTGCGTTAGGTAAGTTGTGGAGTGGTTTAACTGGTGCCGCAGGAGGACTAATCGATCTCATTACTTTTCCATTAAAAAGTGCAATATCATGGTTACTAGGAATATTTGGATGGGATGATGCTGCAGAAAAAGCTGAGAAGTTTTCTCTCTCCGGAATGGTAGGAGATGCATTTGACAAAGCAGTTGAATGGCTCAAAGGAATATTTGGATGGGATAAAAAAAGTGCAGGCGATGATGGTTTTTCTTTTGGCACAATGATAGATGAAACATTTAATGATGTAGTCAAATGGTTCAAGGGAATATTTGGATTTGGTGGGGAAGGGAATAAACTTGATGATAGCAAAGAGTTTAGCATCATAGATTTTATATCTGAAAGTGTTGGCAAGGTATGGAAATTCATGAAGGAATTCTTCGGTAGTATCTTTAGTTTTGAAGGCATCGATTTCGGAGCAATGCTACCCAAGTTTGATTTTGATATAGGAAATCCTCTCAAGATAGTCGGCGAAAAACTTTCGGCAATGTTCTCAGGGTTGGCAGATTTTGCTTACGATAAGACTTTGATTCCTAATGCAATTGGGGATATGTTTAAAGGGGTCGCAAGCAAGGTTGGTGCTTGGGGTGGTGATGATGCAGGTGCCAAAGTCAGTACAAGAAGTGGTGGTGTGATTCCTGGAAGACTAACAGGTGAACAAGTCCCTGCAATACTCCATGCCAACGAAATTGTTCTAGCAGAACAGTCAGCAAAACTATTTATGCAAGCAGCACAGATGTTTGCTCAACCTGCAGTTCTTAAAGGAATTAAGGATTTAGCAGCAGGAAACTCCGATATTAAAACACAAACTACTGATGCTATAATGCAAGCAGGTGCTCAGGGTGGTGGTGACGGGGGTACTGCCCAAATGATGGCAGCATTAATGCAACAGACATCAACAATATCTCAGACAATGGCTCAAATACCTGGTGCTGTACAGGAAGGTGCTAGTAGTGGTGCTTTCACTGGCACTCAGACTAGTGGGTTCAGTAAACTGTCTAATCCTCACGAGCAAAGTAAAAAATAGAGAACCCAGTCTAGATCATAACAAAGTATTTCACTCTAAACTGGGTCGCCCTTGTCTCTGAATGACTGCCTTTGTTATAGGGGATTATAACAAAGAAAGAAACGATTTACGCAGTTTCTGCGAGTTTCTTAAAGTAGTCAAGATCAGCATCGTTACCAGATGCTTCGGAGACGTTGGGTTTTTCTGCAGCAGGTAAATCCTGGGTAGGTTCTGCAGTCTCACGATCAGGAGCAGGAGCACTGGGTGGTGTGTATCCCATATTACTCACGTCCTCATCCATAGCACTTGAGGTTCCCTTACCCAAATCTTCAATACCAAGTACTCGATGGAGTTTTGCTTCCAATTCAGTATAAGATTTGAAGGTAGACGGGTCAATAAATGCCTTCAGAGAAAACTCACTCTTCCAGACTTCCTCAAGTTTTTCATCTGTACCTTCTATTTGTGCAGACAAATCAAACTCAGATTTATCGTAGTTACGATACCCCTCAACTTGCCGAATCTTAAGACGAAAGTTCGCCCCAGTCCATAAGTCAAAAGGATTGACGGGTTCCTCATCTTGAAACTCAGGATTAATTTTATCCTGGATTTTCTGGAAAATCTTCTTACCGTATTTGTATAAGAAAACTTTTCCTTCATTCTCAGGACGTTTTGGGTCACTGATCACAAGAATGTTAGAGTAGTATGATAGACGTCGTTTGCGTGAACGAACGATATTCTTATCGTCTTCATCTCCACTATTCCAGAGACGACTATTCATTTCGCTGACGGGGTCTTTTTGTCCTATGGTTGTCAAAGACTTCTCGATGTACCAACCTCCTGTTCCTTGAAATCCATGATCCCAGACTTGCACGTAAGGCAGGTCTTCTTCAGGAGGAGCAGGCATAAATCGGATAACGGCATATCCGTTACCTGAAGAATCAACATCTGGTTTCCAGAAGTTTTCATCATCTTTTTTAAAACCGCCACCTGAGGCAGTCTCGTTTACTTTTGCTTTGAGTGTATCGAAATCGGTCTGGCTAGACCTTTTTAGGGAAGAAAAATCCATATTAACCTTTCATATTTTGCGTTGTATGCGTTATTTGCGTTTTATAACGGTAATGGTAGAGACTCATCCTTTGCAATTAAATGCAAAGATAGTGCCTCCTTGGCCAATCTCTCTTTGAGTGGGCCAACTACGAACTGTGCAATCTGATCCTCTTCCAAGGAATGGATGTCACAGTAATAAATAAGTGCTTCGAGATAATCCATAGAATATTTGTTCTTAATATTCTCTATCTCTCGCACAAATGTATCTGTCTTTTTTAAGTCAAGATTTAATTTCATAGTAATTCAATTATACCAGATTTATGTAAAATGTCAAGTTGTTGTAATTAGTCATTAAGTATATGTTCTGGTTATGGAGAGGATGGTATCAATCTGAGACTCAATCTTTTCTTTTCGATTGGGCCAGCGAATATATTCCTTGTCGGGATTTTTTGCCAGATTGATAAGCAATGGAATAATCATCTGTTCAATTTTCTGCATGTCTTCATCCCTTGTTGCTTTAAAGGACTCGAACGCAGAATCTGTTTCAGTGATTTTTTCTTTTGCCTGTTCCTCTCCTGCTTTCATCTCCGTCTCAGAAGCGAAGTCTAACTCGCCCCACTCCGAGACATTAAATTCAAAATCTGTTTCGAAATCTGTTTTAGGCATATGCTCTGCGAACCATTTCTCGTGTGCCGTTAGGCAATTTAGCGATCGCTTCGTCAGTGCATCCTGCGGCAATACATTCTTCTACTTGTGCTTTATGAGCACGAATGATTTGCTTTGAGAGTCCTGCTGGAATTTCTGATGAAACAGATTTTGCTACTTTTGCTACTGCAGCAAATGCTTTGTTGTGGTGTTTCTTAGCCATGTTATCTTCCTTTATGTGTTTATCTATATCCATTAAAGATATTCCTTTAAATTGTTTATATCACCGATGAACTTCCCATCGATAACTATTTGAGGAACCATTTTAGAACCCGTCATCTTCATGATGTTTCCAAATGCCCTCTTATCTGCTGTGAGGTATGCGTACTGCATGCCTGCATCGTCAAGCAACTGCTTGGCCTCGTCACATTTGCTTCAATCGGGAAGGGACTTATGTCCGATGACAAGATTCTTTTCAAATTCAATAATCATTTTTCTATATCTTGAAAGTTCATAAACAAATTATTGGATTCCATCGATGCCTTCTCTAACTTGTCAGGGTCATCGGTAATCCTTGTGAAATCAACTAAGTGCCACATAAGATTTTTTTGTTTATCAACATTGAAGAAAAAGTTTACGTCGCCTGGTTTTTCCATAAGTTTCTTTATTATGATGCCTTTCATAATAACAGCACCCGCCATTTTATTCACTTCGGATGTTTCTTTTATGTCCAGTTTGCTTATTAGTTTTGTTAGATTTGCCGAACCAGAAGGAAATAAATCCCCCTTTCCAACCTTTACCTTTGCGAACACATCGAACTGTACTTCCATCTCACTCATGACATTGAAGACGGACTTGAAAGCAGGGGAGTTTTTAATACCCTTGTCTTTAATTCCATCAAACAAATCACGAACAGTTTGAAATGATGCGAGAGCAGTTTTGAGTTGATGGGCATGCCAGTTATTTGCTTTTAACATCGTCGTCTTAGCACTGCCCGTGAAAGAAGCAAAAAGATTATGGAAACTAAAGAGAGTACTCACGAGATCCAGTGGTTTATAACTGCCTTGATTGCTTACCTTACCAATCTTTATCTTCTTTGTCAGACTATCATATGCCTTAACCTCAACAGGTCTGCCTTCTATTATAAGATCGGCACCGTCACCCTTCGAAGGATTCTCACTGGCACCATTCTTTGAAGGTGAATTCGTCTGCAGAAATCCAGTAGTCGGACTTGCCTTTTTTCCCGCATTCAGAATTTCTCTGCTCAACATAAATTTGTAAACATCGTCAACCATCGCTTCCTGTATTCGGGCAGGTTCTCTCTTGGCACGACTTGGTGGATTATAATGCTTTAACTTGTTATCCTCACAATATCTTTTCCAGAGAGCATCGTTTTCTAATCTGACTGCAAGATTCCAGTTAAATCCATCGTTGCCAGCATACGGTGCTCTACACGCAGTCTTCTTATAATTGAATGCCCAGAACAAGGACACCTCGCCTCGACCTATGCCAGACTTAACAACATCAAGTAGCATATCAAACATTGTTTTATTGCCCCCGATAGTCCAATTAGTAGTATCCTTAGGAAGAGGAGGGCAAGTAGAATACGGTATGATACTCTTTGGAGTATTGTTCTTATAGGCGAAGTCAGCCATTACTAAGTCCCAATGAGAATCCATTACACCCGTAGATGGCTTGAATACTGCTTCACTTAATGTTTGCTTGTCGCCATTCGTATATTCTTTGAATGATGAGGTTGTGTTAAGACTCATTTTTTCTCTTGCCATTTTCTGATTGATGCGAATTTTTTTGCGTCATCGAGCGTAGGTTTATCACCAAAATGAAAAACTATGTTACCAGATTTATCACTTTTAGCCCACATTTGAAATTTGTCTTTACCTCTTCCTGTCTTTGTTATTATGAATCTTGTGTTATCGCTTCGTACTGTATTATCGTAATGATGAACTTTGGATCTCCATATAATATCTTTATCTTTGAGTTTTTTTGGTTCATCTTTAGTACCTAATACCCAACCTTTTCCTGGATAATCTTTATATGCTTCGCTTATATGTTCTCTGAATGTTCTCATGGAATCAACTTTAGCATTTGGTTTACTTTTTTAGAAGTACTTGGTACCTGCTCGGCTAACTTTTTAAGTAGTCGTTTTGTTTCTTTCGAATCTTCAGGTGCCCATGAATCAGATGTACCAACATCATTTTCCCACATCTTAATTACCTGCTCACACGGCATGGAATAGGTCGAAGGTTTCGCACCCGACCCTTTACTATACACATCAGTATTCCATATAAAGAAACATTCCCTGTACCCGTCACCCGTATAAATCTTTGCAAATGCACTTGGCACCTGCAACTTGGATTTACCAATGGTTTTGGGTTTCGGATTCCAGTATGCTAAAGTCACGTTTTCCAAGACTCCGTACTTAACAGCCATTTCTCTTTCATGCCGTTCCAGTGCCACGAACTTGTAACGATTTGCTCGAGGAGTCTGAGGTACAATGTTGGCCATGGAGTATGTTGCTTTCTGATTCTTTACATCATGATCGTGCGAAGCATCAGAAGCACCAAAGTGTCCTCGGTCATAACCCGTGTTAGTATAATCACTACTTTTGGTTTGATAGATTTTGCTCAGTCTTTTGTCAGTCCAGAAACCAGGTCGTTTAGATATATCTTTCACAACCTTGTCTCCATAAATTTTAACGTAGACTGCCTTGGCAGATTTACGTTTATTAGAGTAACAAATAGTAAAGGTGTCTGTTAAGATTTGATCACAAGAGTCCTTATCAAAGAACTGCCCGTAATCCTTTACCTTGGAGTCAGAAACATCACCTGCCCAAACTACTGTACTAATTATAACTGAAATCAAACTTAATGTCAAGTATTTCATTTCCCTGCCCTTATCATTTTATTGGTTTTTGGTATTGCTTATATTATCATTCGTCGTAGGAATCAAGTGTTGTTTCAAGGATATTTTTGTGGTTGCAGTTAGCATTAATGTAATCATCACAATCATCAAAAATAACCAGCCTGACGTGATCAATAAATAAAGTTTCATAATAAATCTCTGAGTTAAGGTTTGCTTTAACCTTTAATGTAATTTGCGCACATCACCTTGCATGGTTTGTGCAGATTCCTTTTGTATTATCTTATTTCCGTCTTCATCAATGAGTTCTTCGTAACCTGTCCTACCGAGTTTATGATGCTTGACAATACCATGTAACTCTGATGCATGATGAGGATGGAGTGCTTTGTCTGCTAGCGTTGATGCGACAACGAGTATACACTGTACGAGTTGAGTTTTCTCCAGCTCTTGGATTATTGGATGTATTTGAGCAAACTTTTTATGACTCAACTTCTTTCGTGCTTCTATTTCCTCGTGTTCTACTTCACTCTTTTCGCTTTTATGTTCTTCGGCAATCTTTGCATTTTGGTGTTCCCCATAAGCATTCAATCTTGCCTCTTCTTCTTCGTCTGCTTTGTTTTTCGCTTCTTCTTTAGCGAGCTCTTGTTTGGAGGGTCCAAGATCTAGATCTAAGTCAGGTATATTATCATCATGGGCAGTTTTTTCTGACCCAAAATGAACCTTCTCTTCTTCTGGTTCAGGCTCTGGTGTTTTAAGATGCGCCAGCACGTCTTTTACTGATTTGGCCATCGGATTCTCTTTCTAATAAAGTGAATCAAATCATTTAATCATTACAAAACATCCTTTATATCGTTTTAACTTACTTACCAGTACACTGACTTCTTGTCTGATTGTCTTTCTCAAAACAGCATGGTCTTCCTGACTCATTGTCGTCTTCTCTGCTGCACCATTCAGAAGAAGGATTAAACCCTTCGCTACACGCGAGGGCGATGTAAAATAATATACTTAGAAAAATTAATCTGAATATGCGCATGATGATCCATTATCATATGTACACACATGAGTAGCTGATTCACCTACTGCACCTAATGGAAACGTTACTCCATTAAATGATCCATTATCTAAAACTTGACCCGTATGGTTATCCATAAGTGCCATTGGCCCATAGTTAGTGTTACACTGCCCATTAGGATATGTACCACAAGTAATATTTTCACCTATTAAACTGTCATTGTCTGCTTGGTGACCAGGTACCCACTTTTCATGTGGACCAGTCCATGTTCCAAATTTGATACCCTGACCAACCATCATTGTACGTTTAAACTGTGTCTTGCCTCTGCTTAGACAGAGAGACTGACCATAACAATCTGTCGCATTATCTGTCATCCATGCTTTATAGCATTGAGCATACGGTGGTTCTGAGTTCCTACTTAAACGACTCCAGTAGTCGGCAGTTTCGTAATGTGGACCTTGTGAACCATTATCCATTGTCATTGTCGCAGGCATGCACCCCTTTTGTATTTTAAAATTTGCGTCGATATACCAATTATCTTTTGAGGCAGTGTATTTACCGTAATACATTTTACCAGCACCCCAACCTGTGAAATTATACAAAAAGTAATTTGTCGTTATCACAGCCACAGAAGAAGAAGAATTATCCTCTGTAGAGTTGTCTGCAGTAGTACTGTTATCACTAGTAGTACTGTTGTCAGTAGTAGTAGTGTTATCGCAACAACTTGAGTTGTTGTCTGCTACTGTACCATTCTTGCACACAACGTGCTTTGGTACATCTGGACAATAGTAATTAATATTGGTTACTCTATCTTCTCCGTACTCTTCTGTGTTACTACAACTCTGGACACTTAATAATATTACCAGACAAGTCAATAATCCAACACTCAACATTGGATTCGTAGACAATGGGTTTTTGAATATTCGTCCTAGAGCTGTTCTGGCTCGTGTTGTCATAATAGTTATGATTAGTGATGGCATCTCCATCGTACTCTTCAGTGCACCCTATCATAACAAACAACAAACTTACAAAAGAGATAACGAAACATAATAATGTTCTCACCTTTTCCCTTTTATTAATTTTTAATAAATGATCCAAATGATTTTAACTGAACCTCGTCCATGAGTCTATGTTTTTTTAATTCGGCAGGAGGTATCTTGAATGTGTCCTTGACTATTTCATATTGAAACGTCTTCCCTTTATATTTGCCTGACATTGGCGTGCCAGATATCATATCACCTGCACCAAAACTTTGCACTTTCCCAAACTTGAAATCCACTTTGTCGTCTTCTTTTGCATTATTCTGACCGATGGCTGGCCACCAATCATATCTGTTCTGTGCTGATTTTATCAACTTTGGCATGCTGAGGGGCATGAAGCCACACATAGCATAGTTACTGGGTTTCTCTTTTAGCTTCATCATTTTCCTTTACGCAACTTCGGGTTCCTCAACAGGTTCCGTGACTGCTTGTTTTTCTTCAGGTTTTGGTTTTGATGCCAAATCTTTGGCGACCTCAACTTTCTTCAGTTCGATACTTTGCTTGATTCTGTCGTGCAAGTCTGTGTTTATTGCGTCTTTGAGATCTGCTACGTTGTCTTTCTTAATCATATCTAAAACTTCACTGCTCATAATATGTCCTGTTTTGTGTTGTTAATGTTTAATCTTTGCTTTTTGCTGCCCGAGTTTTTTTCTTGGGTTTCTTTTTCTCGGCCACCTTAGTGGTTTTCTTGGGTTTCTTTTTCTCGACCATCTTAGTGGTTTTCTTGCTCAGTACTTCTTCTTCTCTAAACAAAAATTCTTCTTCTCTTTCTCTCTTCATCATCGGTTCTGGCCATCCGGACAACCAATTGGTGAAACTATTCCATAACTTCATGTTGTCTCCGTTTCAGCGGGAACCTCTGCTTCAACAGACGCAGTTCCTTCAGCTTCCTCAGATTCTTTTTGTTCCTCAGCTTGATTGATATAAACTTGTCGAACAGCATCCATCATTGACCGCATTGCTGGATCCTTTACCTCAGCTGGGTTTAATCTTTGTTGTCTGCTATATCTATTCAGTAATGTC